GACTTTAGACATTACTTCTTTAAATCCATCATCCATTTTAGGTGTCCCATATGTTTTACCTGCAACACCTGCGTTCCAATCTTTATCCCAATCGGGATTGTCTTTCCTCCACTGCTCATATTCTTTCATGGTCATGGAGAGTTCTTTCTTCTCTTCAGTTTTTAAATTTTTTACAGGATATGTTGGCATTAATTCCACTCCAATGCTGATGAACAAATAGGAAACTGCTCAATGAATACACGTTTAGCATCGTTAGCGATGTCCATGTGTTCTTTTTGAGTTCCATGTGCACTACGTAAATCTATGTAGTGAACCCAAGAACGTACGCTTCCCGTCATATAGATCTTGGTTGGTGTTGCTAACGGGAGAACAAATCTCGCACATTCCTTTGCAACACCCTCACGTATGAGTTCATTGTATAAGTCAATTCCCTCAGCGAAATAGGCAGCAATCTCTTTCTGTAGGAATGACGTTTGTTTTTCGGGGATATCATCTATACTATTCTGTCTATTCTTTTTATCTTGTCTTCGTAAATCTGGTACAGGTATTGCTCCAAGTAAATTAGTATTTGCATAGCGTTGACTAAACTCTTGGAATGTAAATGATCTATGTCTTAAAACCTGAGCAGCAATACCTCTAGTTGTTTCTATTTCTAGAGTCATGTGTGCTTGTTCAAATACAGACCAGTGTTGATGTTTAATACAATACTTAAGGAGTCCTGCGACATCAGGATTTTCCTGATTCTTGGGGTTGCTCACTCTCGCTACGTAACCCATCGTCTCCTCTGCGTTGGGTGTCACGGTTATCAGTTTTACTGAATTCATTATCAAATCCTTTCTTTCTCCTTAGTTTTTTAAGTTTAAGTTCATACTTTGCATTGTTAAGTTGCTTCTTCATGTAGTGTATTTCTACATCAGAATACAACTGATCTTGTTTAAGTGCTGATTTGATTAATTTGATTTGGTCTTTGAGTCTCATATTCTTTGAACGCTTCTCGTATTCCTTGGGTAGTCTCATGATTTAGCACCCAGTCAGTACAAAATTCATAGATATCTTTTCCGAAACCAAATTCTTTTAGAGATAGAATAGCATCTCTTCTGAAACGCATCATCTCATCTGAATAATTAATCTGGGTATCCATCATCGTCATCTCTCCCTTGTGTATAAGTGGAACTGTTTCCGTTGGTGCTGTATGCATCTACGTCAGAGTATACTTCAGATTCTAACACATCTAATAAAGATTGCAAGCTCTTGACGATATTTTTTAACTTACCTCTATCCATATTTATATTAGTAGTATAAGTATTATACCACAAAAAAAGAGGGGGTCAACCCCTCTTTTAAATTACTGTAGAATTTCTCTACAAATACGTTTGCATTCGTTTTGTTTTGTATCACATTCTATTAGACACTCGTAATAATCATCTAACATGTCATTGTGAGACTGATAGTGATTGTGTTGCCAACCATCTAACTGACTGTGCGGTATTAAATTATGCATATTCCTCCATAAATTTTTTCATAATGAGAGGAGGTTTAATTCATCTCTGTGACCTCTGAATTCTACCACTATTTATTTTTTATACCTATACATTTACTAAATTTTGAAACAAAAATAAATGCCTACGAGTTTATACTCATAGACATTTAAGATGTATTAAGATGTGATCTTCCAGTCTTTGACTGCGTTAAAGTGGACTTTTAAATAAACCCATTTAGCGTAGTTAACACCACGATAGGTCAAGAATGCAAACGTTCTTTCTGGATCGTGCTTAACAGGATCAAACTCTGGAAGAACGGGGGAACCCCAATCTACCTTGATCCTTAGCATTTTACTACCTCTGTTCTAGTAATTGAACTTCGCTATAAATTATAGCGAGAAAGGCAATACAACCCAAGGATATGATCCCCACGACCTGTAGTGTTTCAACCATCGTTAAGCTCCTACCATCTTACGCTGTACTTTAACGCCTCTATACATTAAATCATGTCTTTGACGTTTAGTTGCCTCTTCGAGTACCTTCTTATTGTACTCTTCGGTGTCATAATTAACACCTCTGTATGTGACTTGTGCCATTTGGTTTCTCCTAAAGTAAGTGGACTTTAAGGCCCCGTTCCTTTAGCGAACTTTTGCGTCCCTTTCGGGATGAACGATCCGTTCCGAGTCGGCTTACTTGCGTCCAATGATATAAGCATCACAATCACCTGACACCTTAGTTCTCAAGTAATCTATAAGATACTCGTGAGCATCAGAGTTAAGATTCTTATCGCTAAGTATCTCAATTCTGTTTTGATTCCATTCTGAACAAGACATTTCCCAATGAGAAGCGTTATGTTCAACTAGAAGTGATGCCAGTAGTGTGAGTTCTATCATTTGGATGAACGTAAAGGTATGTTAGCATACCCACACTATTTAGTCAAGTAGTATGTAGTAAAAGTTACAGAAAACCCTACAGGTCAAATTTTTGGCGGGATTTTTTTTCGACTATTTTTGAAATTACTTCCGCTTTTTCTTTTTGGGGGATGATTCACTACTATATCCCCATAGCGATGGTTTGATTGAACCCTGACCGTATTCTATACTAACAACTTTAGTAAACTTGTCATAGTACATGTCAAACAACTTTACTCTCGAACCTCTAGTTAGATCTTGATGTATTTGCTCATCAACCATGTAAGATACGATAGATGCGTCTGTTGGAGCTTCTCTTGTCATCACATCTGCGGGAGAACCATTCTCAACTAATATTTCTGTACCATACATTTCTTTTAGAGATTCCTTTTCAGTTTTAGTCCAATATGTTTCTCTCTTTTCTGGTTTTTCTGATTTCTCAGTCTGTGATAATTGACCTAATGGTTTAGTCATGAACGACCTCCCCATACTATTTGTGGATATGCTGCACCTGCAATCTCCTTTGTAATCTTATACTTATCTGTTAGTCTTCCGTCTTTAACTAAAATTAATATTTCTGCTTCTAATGGGTGTAATCCTTCAAGAATGTTGATAAACATGGTTTCTCTACGAAGATTACTAAGACCATTGTTACCACCTTTCAAAAAATTATAAAATTTAGTATATTCTTTACGAATAGAGGCTTTACCTTGGTCTTGAGAACCTAATGAGGTAGTTCCTAATTCACCCATTTTATCAACAGCATCATTAATTTTATCAGACAAAGTGCCTGTCACACTATTATCCTCCCTTGTATTACCATAAGGAACTTCCCCTTCGGGTAATAATGAGATTGCTGTTTCATCAAAATTCCAAATCAATATAGCCATAATAGAATCATGAGCATAAGTCTTTAGAACTTCAATCTTCTTTGCTTTTGTTCTTTGTTTTGATGCAGCCTCTAATACCTCATAACAGAATGGAATGTTAGGTAATTTTGGAATTGCTGTTGTTTTTGCTTTAACCACTTTTGGTTTAGTCGTCGTCTTCTTCGTCGTTGTTGTCATAATTTTCAAATCGGAATGCTACTATTTCATCAGGAACTATATTGCCATTTCTATCATACATCTCTGGATGAATTTTTTCAACCTCTTGATAATTCATCATGTAGTCTCTTGCAACCCATCCCCCTATTACTCCTACTACCAGAAACAATATAAACAGAAATGATGCAAATACGATGCTTACTGCTAACATAATTCTCCTGAGATTATTTTTTTGGTTTTACATCCACATAAAAGTCTAAGTGAATGCGAATGTCCTTGTTAAAAAAAGAAATCATCTTATCTAACAACAGACGAAATGATTTAGGTCTCTTTTTTTTACCTCCTGAGAGTATCAACTCAAAACCACGATCAATGTGGTCAGTTGATTTATTTATGTCTTTATTTTGCGATTCTATTTTCTCGCAAGAACTTGATTGTGTCAACACAACCTCCTAGTTTTTTACCATCAACCACCACTTGTGGAAAGGTTGATCCTTGACCAAATTCACCATAAAAAGAATCACGGTCAAAGTCTTCATTTAAATTATACACTACATAACTCAGTTTTGTCAAGTCCATCACCTGTTTAATTTTATCACAATATGGGCAACCGTCTTTAGAATAAACTGCAAAGTTCATATGCTTACTTAAAATATTATTTATCATTAGTGACCTCTATCAAAAGCAAATTGAGCTTTGTATCCATCTTGTAAAACATAATGAAAAAATATTTGATGATAGTAAAAATTTTCTCCAGTTATCATAGCATCTCTCCAATGAGGTATTGCACAACCTTTATATAAAACTCCATCACCAGGATCTAAAATAACTCCTACTTGACCGTTTGGACTCTCCATGAAAATTGGCCAGTGTTCATTAATATTACTACTTATATGAATAGAAACCGATATTTCACAAGCACCTCGATCAACGTGTTTTGACAAATAATTACCCGAAAAATAGGTACGGTCAAAATAATAAGTATTATACAACTTACGTCCTATTTTATTTTCA